TTTTCATTTCCTCATCAGTTTTTGGACAGTAAAGAAGAATTTGGGAAACGTATTAAATCGTCAATCAAAACGATCGACAATGATTCTGCAGCTGACTACATTGGTATTAAGGCTGTTATGACCGTCGATGGTACAGTAATAAATCCTGCGTTGTATCACGTTGAACAAGGAATATTCATTAAAGTTGGCACAAATACCAATCCTTTCGAAATGCACGTTGGAGACAGCCTAGTATTTACTACAGGAACGAACAACAAAAATATATATTTAATCAGAAATGGTGTTTCCACAAATGTAAATGAATACCTGGATGAAAATTCTGACTTTATTCAGCTTGTGCACGGCAAAAATTCGCTTAAATATGATGCTGATCAAGGGCAGTCAAATATTAACCTATCAGTGTCTTATAGATTGCGTTATTTGGGGGTTTAGCTTTATGGAAATACATGTTTATACGCCCGAATTGCAGCGAATTGGGCAAATAGATAGTTCTACCAGTTTGTTGTGGAACAGGAAATATTTTGAGCCTGGAACATTTGAACTGCATGTTCCGAATACCAGTGAAAATATTAAAATGCTGAATCATCAAAATATTATATCGAAGAGCGGGTCAAAAGAAGCAGGAGTGGTTGAATCAATATCAATGGATGAGAACACCATGACTGTTTCTGGACGGTTTTTGAGCAGCTATATGGACCGCAGGCTGATCAAAGGAACTGTAAACTATAATGGTACTGTAGAGAATGCGATGCGTAGTCTGTTATCATCAGCAACATCTATTCCGCTGGTTGAACTTGGAAAGGCAAATGGATTTGCACAAACTGTATCATTCCAGGCAACCTACAAAAACTTGCTGATGTATGAAGAAAAGCTTGCTTTATGCAGCAACATAGGTTTCAGATTCTTACCTGACTTTCAAAACAAGAAAATAATATTTCAGACATACTCTGGTATTGATCATACTGTTCATCAGTCAACTAATGGACGTGTTATTTTTTCTGAGGATTATGGCAATGTATCTGATCCTAAATATGACTACAGTGATACAAACTTGCGTACACTTGCTATTATTGGCGGTGAAGGTGAAGGCCAGTCTCGCGCTTATGTAACAATTGGATCAGGATCCGGTCTTGGACTGCGTGAACTGTTCGTAGACGCAAAAGACATTCAAAAAGGAGACCTGAGTGATGCTGATTATAAAAATCTTCTAATCCAGAGAGGAAATGAAAAACTGGCTGAGAACAGGACAAGCGAGTCTTTTGAATCGAGTGTTATGGCAGACATAAATTTTCACTATAGACAGGATTATGATCTGGGCGATTTGGTTACGATCAAAAAAACAAAGTGGAACATGTCAATCGACAAGCGAATAACTGGAATTACAGAAGTCTGGGAGCATGAAATTATGTATGTTCAGCCAACATTTGGAGATCCGCTTCCAGACAAAATAGATTGGAGTGATGATTAATGAGCATTAAATCCTTTTTTTATAACTCAAATAATGGCGACAGGACATATGATGCATCATCAATGGAAGACTGGCTTAAAAGATTTTTTACAACAGGAGTATTTACCGGAAATTTTGAAGTGACAGCTGCAGGTGGAATGCAGGTCTCTGTAAGTGCTGGATATTCTGATATTGATGGAAAAGTCGCTGTTTCTGATGATGCCACAATCCTAGGAATATCAGCTGCTTCTGGCACGATCGATAGGATCGACTCAGTAATGCTACGGAGAGACGATACAAATCGGATGTGCAAGCTGATAGTGGCTGAGGGCAGCAGTTCTTCACAGCCTGTCCCACCTGATATTGTTAGGTCGAATGGCATTTATGATCTCCGATTGGCAAACATATCAGTTAAAGCCGGAGCTATAAAGATAAATCAGCAAGATATAACTGATACACGGTCATCTGCAGACTGCGGCATTGTCACAGCTACTGTCAAAGAAATGGATTTTTCGCAGTTTGCGAAACAATTTGCTGATTATTTCAGCTCATTTAAGAATGATACGGCTGCTGATATTACTACATGGTTTTCCGGTGAAAAGACAGTGTTAACAGCTTGGAAAGACAATCGTGAAAAAGACTATGAAACGTGGTATTCCGAAAGGCAGTCTGCATTTGATAAGTGGTTTGCAGAAGTTGTTGGAAAAATGTCTGAAGATGTTGCAGCAAAGCTTGTTGAAACAACTACAGAGTTAGACACAAGGCTATCGCTGATGGAATCAATGGTTCTTAATAATGATATGTCCGTTCCAATAACCGATGACGTTGGAAACCTAATCGTTGATGATGACGGAAACGCAATTTTAGCAGAGTGGAAATACAAAACAGAATAGGAGATACATATGGCAGAAATTTCAATTGTTACCAAGAAGATTAATGATTTAACAGCCGCTGATTTAGTTGGATCAGACAGTGATGTCATTATTATCCGTATGAACGATGGATCCGGAGTCAAGAAATTGACTATTGGATCGTTACGCAAAGCAATGTCAGGGGACATTTCTCTTTTGCAGACAGATGACAAATCATCTGCAGTTGCGGCCCTAAATGAACTATGTGTGGCTGAGAAAGCATCGTCTGAATTAATTGCTCCGCTTGTTTATCCAAATGCTGGATCTCACAATGGAGTGTTTAGAGGTAAGGATATATCTGCATCTGTAAATGATGGCTCCTTCTATCAGAATATTAAAAACGGGTCATTCAAGGATATTTATATTGGCGACCATTTCAGCAAAAAAGTTAATGGAACAGCGTATGATTTCCGCATTGCAGGTTTAAATATTTATCTGCATCGTGGAGACACAGAATTTGTATCAAATCATGCAGTTGTTGTTCCAGACTCTACTTTTGGGCAATACAAAATGAATGATACAAATACAACGGCAGGAGGATATGTTGGATCTAAGATGTATACCAGCGTGTTGCCGCTGTGGGCAGGATACTTAGCGACAGCCTTTGGCTCAAATTTACTCACAAACAGAGAATTGCTGACTAATGCAATTTCTGGTGAGCTGCCAAGCAGCTGGTCATGGTATGGCTCTAAAGTAAACCTGATGTCAGAAGAAGAAACTACTGGATGCCCTGGGTTTGGACTAAGCGGATTTAATACCGGATATAATGTCGGAATTGCTTACGGGCAGCTCCCGCTGTTTAGGCTTGCGCCAGAATTTATTTGCAACAGAAATGTTTACTGGCTGAAGGACATTACATGTTCTACTAGTTTTGCGGACGTGGGCAGCGGCGGCGACTTGGGCGGCAGCGACGCATCTAGTTCGTGGTACTTGCGCCCTCGCTTCCTGCTTGGTTAATCTTAAATCAGGCCCTCTTGTAGGGTCTGATGCTGAAAGGAAATAATGTCTGTACCAAAATCCAAAAGATCTGTGTCAAAGCTTGAATTTTTCCACAATGCATATCAGCTTAGAAAAGCAATTACTGTCCTGCTTTTGAAAGACTTCGGAATCAGAGACAAGGTAAGAAACATTCGAGCATATGTTGCAGTAAACAAGTTCGATGCATCCGACAGAGAAGAATTTTTAAGGCTTTGTGATAAGTACAATGTCAATGATAGCGTATTAGAAGCATATCCAACATGGCTTTTAAATCACTTCCGAACTATATTAATAGATCAGATGAACACTTTGATTAATAACATAACATATGCAAACAGTGTTTATCCGACGCGTGAGATGGAATATGATCAACGCAGAGCATTTCAAAACAGAGCTATAGCCAACTGTTATCAGATTTTACAATCAATGCAATATGTAATTAGTATTCTTCCGGTCGATGCAGAAAAATACATGCCATATGTTGCAATGGTTGACAGAGAAATCGCATTGTTAAAAGGATGGAGAAAATCAGACAATAAAATCCTTAAGGGAATAAAAGAAAGAAAATAGGGCATTGTTTATAAAAGTCGCTACTAATTTTGCGAACGTGAACAACAACGGCAACTTGAACAACAACAACGCATCTAATTCGTGGTACTTGCGCCCTCGATTCCACTAGCCATACTATGTGTAGGCTATAAGCCGATATGGTAAAGCGGAAGGAAACAATGTCCTTCCTTAATTGGTAAATATTATGGCAGATGCTAACAGATAAGTCTGTATGCTATTACTGCCTATTTTATTATTATGAAAAATATTGAAGATGTTTATAACGCTAACAATTTAATAAAAGCTTTTTCTGAGGCAAAAAAAGGAACGGCTTGGAAAGAAGCCGTGCAACGATATGAGTGTAATTATTTGCTTAATACATATCACTTGCAGCAGGATCTAAAATCAGGAAAGTACAAACAGAAAAAACTATATGAGTTTAAAATCAATGAAAGAGGGAAATGCAGGGATGTTAAATCCATGTTCATTTCTGACCGTATAGTTCAAAGGTCTTTATGTGATAATGTAATCACTCCAGCAATTGTTCCATACTTAATTTATGATAACGGTGCTAGTTTAAAGGGCAAGGGAATATCCTTTACGAGATCCAGACTAGAAAAACATCTTCATAATTTTTATCAGCAAAACAAATCTAACAATGGATATATATTGCTAATAGATTTTTCGAAATATTTTGATAACATTCGGCACGACAAGCTTTACGAACTGTTATGTAAGCACATAAAAGATGATGGTATACGTTCATTAATAAAGAACATATTGTCGTCATTTGATGTTGATGTATCTTACATGTCAGATGACCAATATGCTAAATGCATGTTCAATGTGTTTAATTCGCTGGACTATGCGTCAATAAGCAAAACGATGCTGACTGGTGAAAAATTTATGCATAAATCTGTTGGCATTGGAAGCCAAGTAAGCCAGAGCTCTGGTATTTATTATCCGTCAGAAATTGATACATTTTGTAAAAATGCAAGGGGAGTCAAGTTCTATGGCAGATATATGGATGACACATATGTTATTTCTCAAAGTAAAAATCGTCTTGAATCATTACTTAATGAAATAACGGAACTGTGTATGCATTTGGGAATATTTATAAATCATAAGAAAACACAAGTTGTTAAGCTTTCTCATGGATTCAGTTTCTTGAAAATACACTACATTCTTACCAATACCGGAAAGGTCCTCAAAAAGCTTAATGTCGAAACGTTTACGCGTGAAAAGCGTAAGCTCAAGAAGTTTAAAAAAAGGTATAGTGCTGGAACGATTAGCCTAGATGATATTGTACATTCATATCTTGGATGGTGTGGAAGCGTAAAAAAATATAAAGCAAACAGGAAATCTCTTCATACTACAGACTGTTTGTTTTTTAAATGTTTTCCTGAATATATAAAAATTAATAAGAAAGAAAGGAAGATCCATTATGAAGATTTTAGATGAAAAAGGAGAAGAGCTAAAAAAGGATCCTGACTTTAGCACAGGACGCTACGTTCAGAACGGCAACGGCGATTTAGTATTTACTTTGTGGACGCCTGACGAGGAAAAGAAGATCAAGGATGAAGAAAACCAGACGCTAACAGCAAGAGTTACGCAGGTTGAAAGTGCTGCCATGGAGCTTGCACAGATGATTGGAGGATCTGAAAAATGAAATACATTTATTATAGATGGATTTCGGCCGGAAGAATAACGATTGATGACGTTCCTGAGCATTGGAAAAAAGAAGTGCAGGATCTGATTAGTCTGGACAGCAATTCTTAATGTCATTAAACACGTGATGCGTGTTTTTTATTTAGAAAAGAGGAAAGAAAATGACACAAATGAATGGAATTGACATTAGTAAGTGGCAGGACGGTATTGATTTATCCGCTATCAAATTTGATTTTGTAATTGCAAAATCAACAGAAGGAATTGGATATGTAGATCCATGCTGCGATTCTTTTATTCAAAAGGCAATGTCCCTTGGCAAGCCTGTAGGATTTTACCATTTTGCACGTCCTATTAACGATGCTGTCGCAGAAGCAGATTTTTTCGTCGAAAACACAAAGAATTACTTTGGCCATGCTATTCCATGCCTTGACTGGGAGGCAGAGAACAAGTGGGACGTTGCGTGGGCAAAACGCTGGCTTGATGAGGTCTATCGGCAAACAGGTGTTAAGCCTGTTATTTACATGTCTGAATCAATCGTTACCAGCTATGATTGGTCATCTGTAATTAATGGAAATTACGGATTATGGATTGCAAAGTATCGGGACAATGAGCCAGATAGAAACTATGACCAGACAAATGTTGGCAATACACCAGAGAATGGTCAGTGGCCGTTCTATTGTATGTGGCAGTGGACGTCTGTTGGCCAGCTTGATGGATACGATGGAAACATTGACTGCAATGCTTTCTATGGTGATCTTGGAGTTTGGAATAAGTATGCATGTGTTGAAGAAAATCCAGCAGCTCCAGCACCAGTTGAAAACCCTGTTGTTGAGGAAAAGCCAACAGATGATGAGATTGCTCAATATATTGTAGAGGGGTCTCACGGGTGGAATGGAGTCTACGGTGAGGAACGCTGGACAAAGCTTTCTACGCTTGGATATGATGCGGCGTCTATCCAGGATAAGGTTAATAGGATCGTATCTGGTCAGACTGAAGATGAGCAGTATTATACCGTCGAAGCCGGCGACACATTGTCAGGTATTGCGGATGCTAATGGAACGACATGGCAAAAACTGCAGTCAATTAACGGAATCGCAGATGCTAATATGATCTACCCTGGGCAGCAGATCAGAGTGAAGTGATGCTATGGACCCATTCTTTCAGACGCTTGCTATAGCTTTGGTCACTGCGATGACAAGCTCCGGCGTAACTGGGCTGCTTGTGTTTATGATCCAGCGCCATGACAGCAAGCATGATTTGCTCATGGGGCTTGGCCACGACAGAATTTATGCACTGGCAACGGAGTATATTCGGCGTGGCTATGTCACGCGCGAAGAATACGAGAATATAAATGAGTACATCTATAAGCCATACCGAAAGCGCGGTGGCAATGGAACTGGAGAGAAGCTCATGAAAGAGGTAGAGAAACTACCGATGAAGGAGGAATGAATCATGATTAATTGGAAAGTAAGAATTAAGAACAAATCATTTTGGCTGGCAGCAGTGGCAGCGGCACTACTGCTGATTCAGACTGTACTATCATTGTTTGGGTATAACTGGGATTTTGGATGCTTAGACAAATCGCTGGCGAGTGTGATCAACGCGCTGTTTGCATTTTTGACGGTTTTAGGAGTCGTTACAGACCCGACTACTCCAGGGGTTGTGGACAGTGACAGAGCACTGACGTATACAGAGCCAGGAGTTATTGGCGTTACGGAATCAACAGAAAATAAATCATCTGATAATTCTGACGCAAAATCAGAGACTGCTGAAGCAACTGACCATTACGCTGACAGTGGAAAGTAAAAACTAGCCATCATCCTTTTGGGTGATGGCTTTTTTTGTGTCTTGAATAAGAAAAGCCAGCAATTATTTGCTGACCTTCTTAGCACGTTCGATTGTTTTTCGCATTGCTTCTCTGATTACATCAGACTGTGACAGACCCAATTCCTTACAGGAGGCTTTGAATTCCTCGACAAAATCAGTTTTGTAATCAGCAGAAACACGTTTCATGTTCTTCTTGTTCCAATCGTTTTGATATTTTGACTGGTCGAAGTTTCCACTTGCTTGTTTTGACATGTTATTTCTCTTTTCTAACCATATAAAGTGTAATGATCGATACAGTTAAAGCTACTATTGATATTGCCAGTGTAATAATGTTAATTATCTGCATATTTGCATCCTCCTTTTTGCTGTGATATAAAATAGATGGAGAGGGAACTTTCGTTCCCTCGGTGCTTATTTGGTCTTGCGTGCTTGTTTGATTAACGTTATTGCCGTCACGAGGTTAATTAACGCTGTCATCAAGTTTAGCAAGACTATTATTATTTCTGAGGCATTCATCTGTTCCCCCTTTCTGTACTTATAATATAGCATACTAAAGGTAGTATGTCAATAGACATGATGAATTTCTTTGAATATTTTTGGGTGAATTTTGGGTGAAACATATGCGCACAGCACAATATAAACAGCATTCAATGGCATACAAACATTTGCATATATACAATGGTTGAGCGCATAATATCAAATCTAAACATCAGCGATATATGTTAGTGGATGGAATAGCCTCCACTAAATGAAATGGCTGATGCAGAATCAGCTTTTTTTTCTGAAAGGAGACAGAATGAAAATTGCTGTTATCGGATACTCGGGCAGCGGAAAGTCTACTCTGGCAAAGAAAATGCATGATGTGTATCAGCTGCCGCTTCTGTATTTGGATACCGTTCAGTTTGAAAATGGCTGGAAAGAAAGAGACAGGGATGAAGCGGTTTCTATAGTGAGGCAGTTCATGTCTCAATCCAATTGGATCATTGATGGCAATTATAAGAGCTTTCTGCAGAAAGAGCGCATGGCATCCGCCGATAAGATCGTGTTCATGGACTTCTCAAGATGGAACTGTCTCTATCGGGCGGTGCACAGATACTTTCAATATCGCCATACATCACGTGAAAGCATCGCATCTGGATGTATGGAAAAGATGGATGCTGAATTTATATGGTGGATCCTGTATAAAGGACGTACTGGAGAAAAAAGACAGCGGTATCAGCAGATCATGCGCAAGTATCCTGAAAAAATTACCGTGATCAGAAAGCAAAAAGAATTGGATGCTTTTGAAGAAGAAATGTTCGGCAGGACGGAATGA